CAATGCCGTTTCAACACGAATGCCGAACACCTCGTTTGTGTGGGTTTGTTCGGCTTGGTCGTATTTCGTTTTGAGGTCGTTGTATTGGGTCGTAACGCTTTGCAAATCTGCCTTTGCTTGCTTCAATGCCTTTGCGGTTTCCGCATCGGTCGCACCGTCGGCAATTGCCTTTTCCAAACGTGCCTTTTCTTTCGTCAGACTGTCGATTTGGGTTTGCAATGCGCTTGCGCTTTCCGCTTTGGTTTTGAACTCGGCGACCACACGTTTTGCGTAATCAAACGTCTTTTCGGTTCCGTTCTTTGCGATACCGGACGCCGCCAAAATATCGGCATCCAATCCGCCGTAAATTTCGCCCGTCTTTTTGGCGATAACGCTATTTTCGTCGTTGGCGGACAATGTTGTAATTGCCGCAATTTGTTCGTCCGTCAAACCGGACAAAGCCGCATTTGCAATTAAAATTTCTCTCGTTAACATAATATTCTTACCCTTTGAATTAATTAAGTGCGATTGCTGCTACTGCTCCGCTGTTTGCGTTAATAATATCAATTGTGTATTTTGGGGAATCCCCGGTTGTGTCAACCAACCAACTAACAACACGTGCATGGCTGATTTTCTTTTCAACCTCTTTTGTTACCAAAATGACGTCGGCAATTGTTCCGCCCTCAATACATTCAATCAACTTTTTCTTTGTGTCGCCATCCAATGCGGCGGCGGTTGTTGTTACTTCAATAACCAAATTGTCCTGCTGTGCAATCTGTGCCATAATCGTATTTTTAATAGTTTAATACTCTGTTACTTTTTCGCTCCGGGTTTGTCCTCGGCTTCTGCCTTTGCCTTTGCATCGGCTTTGGTTTCTTTGGCGGGTTCCGCCGGGATAACTCCCGCCGCTTTCAATTCCGCCAAAATTTCAGCCTTTAACGCCGCTTTTTCCTCGGCTTTGGCTTTCGCCTCGGCTTCTGCCTTTGCCTTTGCATCGGCGGCGGCTTTTTCCTCGGCGGCTTTCTGCTGTGCGGCGGTTCGTGCCGCTTTTTCCTCGGCTTGCGCCTTGACGTACTCGTTGGGGTCGTGCAATACGGTAATCGTGTAACCCTGTTTTTTCAGTGCGTCCAAAATGCCGTTTTCAAAGGACTTTTTGCCGAACTTTTGGATACGGGGAACGGATAAGCGTTTGCCCGTTTCGCTGTCAAACTTGCGTACCTCAATAATGCAATGATACAAATGTTGTTCGTTGCTCGGTACAATGTAATTTTCGGGGGTGACGTCGGTAATTGCGACGTCCTTTGTTTTACCATCGTTTACTTTTACTCTCATAATTTTAATTTATTTATTAAATTTCCAAATATAACTACTGAACATTGTGTTCATTTGCGTAATCATTAAATTTACTTGTTATTACTGAAATCTTTTTGTCGAATGGTATTTGCGTTCCAAACTCCAAAATGTTTGTATTCTCCCGTTCAAACCTGCGGACAAAGTTAGCGAAATTCAACTTTATACGCAATTCATTCTCCGGGATTAAGTTACGCCCGTACAAATCCAATACCTCGTTCCGGGTCAAATGGCGGTACGGCTCCAACTCTGCCAATATCAACATACGTTGCAATTGGGTTGGGTTGTTCCGGTACTCCGTTTCGATAATCTGATTTTGTAGGGCGTCCAATTCTGCCTCACTTGCTCCGCTTTCCTTTGCCGACTTGTAACGGTTCCGCAACTCGCTTGCGTCGTACAAATAGAACTCCGTGCCGTAATTGACTTTTGCAGATACGAACATATTGCCGTATCGCAATCGGCAAACCGTTTCATCGACGAACTGTTGGGCGGCTTCAAAGCCTTTTTTCACTCGGTTTAATACCGTGCTTTGGCTCTCAAATGCGGCTTTAACCTGTTGTTCGTTGAATGCCTCCCGTTGGGTTACTTCCTCGTTTTGTCCGACGACGGCGGTAATAATGTTTTCCCGCAATCGCTTTTCTTCCTCAACGTTATAATCCAAACTTGTACGGTCAACGGTCAACATTTGTACCGGGTTCCGCAAATCGGGTTGTTTGTCCCCGTCCGGTATCGGTATTTCAACAAAGGAACCCGCCCCGGTAATCCGTTTGTCGCCGCACTTGGGGCAACGCATCAATAACCCGGCTTGGTCTAACCTGTAATACCCTTGTTTGTCTTTCAAAAATCCACCGTCGCAATAATCGCCGTTTTCGGCGTTTGTAAAATCGCACGATTGTTCGTAACCGGAATATATCGGGTACGCCCCGTACATATCCAAATGCCGCTTCGATATATGGAAAAACAAAAACCAATCCAACGCCTCCAATTCTTTTGTTAGCGGGGATTGTTTAACGTCCGGTTCTCGCAAATTCATTGGCTCGTTCCAAAAGAAACGGGCGGGGCAATAGCGCAAATCGTGTGGGTTATCAACCAATAATTCGCCTATGTTGCCGTCGTCGTCCTCTGCAAACACTCGGTATCGTTCATCGTCAATAACTGCAATACGTTTATCGGGTTGGCGGAAAATTATCCAATCCATAACCCCGGTTGTCCGGTTTGCCTCAAAGGTTATGACGCTTTCGATAGGTAGCCAATAAAAATACGGGGTCGGGTATCGGTCGGCGGGGTTTTGCTCGGCGGGCAAATCAACTATTAAGACGCTGTTTATTTCCGTCTTGAAAAACTCCCAACCTTTCGTACTCCAAATTTCCGGCTCCTTTAATACATCTTGGCGGTAATACTCCCAATCGTCCCGTTGTTCCGTGTTTTGAAATTGATAGTTGAACGCCGGGTTACGACCGTCGAAAATACGGCTCAACTTGTCAAAACAAATGCCCGTTACCTCGTTGGTACGAACGGGGTAACGGAACAATGTTTTGAAGATTTTGAATTTATCGTGAGGGATAAGATTTTGAACCCATGCCAAAAAGTCGGTCGTGGGTAAACACATTAAGGGCGTTACGTTGGTTTGGGCGTGAAATTTAATGCGGTTTTGGTGTATGACCGCTTTATTTATCGTCGCCTTTTTCCTCGGTTCCGTTATTTCCTTTTTTATGCGCTTTATATCTAATCCCATTTTCTTTGCTAAATTCAAAAGGTGTTTTTTCGGGCAACTGCCAACCGCCATTGTTAGGCATCCGTAACAGGCGTTCGGCGTGGTTAATCTCAAATTCTTCAATCGTGTTAAGGGTCGGACACTCCAACACGACCTTTGTAACTTTCGCCGTCATTACTCTTATGCGGGTTTCAAATCCGTAAGCGGGTTAAACGCCGGGGCAACAATCGCCAAATCGTCCGACCAATTCGGCAAAAACGACCATTGTATTGCGTTGCTGTCCGGGGCTTCCAATCCGCCCAACGTCTTATCGCCGATAAACAACGAACGTATCGGTATCGGGTAATATGTACCCTCCGTTGAGGCGTCCTTAATGGCTCCAATTGCGCCGTTTTCGTCGAAAATGAAGATACCCAAATTGTTGCCCCAACTTTCGCATTGCATTTCCTTTAATGCCTTGATAACCGCTTGCGGGGCTTTGCGAATAACTCCGGTAAACGGGGTCGGTTCACGTCCAATAATTTCTTCGACGCCTCCCAACGTTTCGTTACCGCCTCCAAAGGTGCGGGCGGCTCCCGCCTCGGCGGTCGGGGCTTGGATATACGGCGAAACAACTACTTTCGTGCTATCCGCCGCCGATAACAGGGGCGTCCACGACGCTAACGCCGTAATCGCTTTTTCACTCGTAAAACTGTTTTTGCTTCCGTCATCTTTCATAAGACGTTGAAAAGCCACTTTTTGAACCTGTCCGAAACTTTCCGAACACTTAATTGCGGGTACATCGGGCAACGCCGTCCCCGCCGGACATTTACAAATCATACTTCTTTGTTTTTAACGTTAAAAATATTGTTACTTTCTCCGGGGCTGTCCCTTTGCCCCCCCTCGTTTTGGTTACAAAGTTATAAACTTTTTCTCGGATAATCTTGCATATCTCAAAAATATTGCTAATTGCGTCGTCTTACGCCTCGGTTTGCGTGTGCGTATGGCTGTATATTGCCGTCCGCAATCTCCTTTTCGTAAATCCCGGTTAATCCGTCCTCCGGGTCGTCGTGCGTGTTCGCATCGAAATTGCGCAAAAAGGTGGTAACATGGTCGTAAATCGCTTTGTACCGGGTTTCCCAACCGAACGGCATAATAATACTTTGATTTACCATTGCGGACGCCGTAATTATCCGGCTTTCCTTATTGCCGCCTTGATAAAACGGGTCTGTCATTGCCCGCATTTTCTTTTTAATAACCTTTTCGTAACCCGCACCGCCGTTGTTACTCTCAACCCATACTTTTTGCGTGCCGTTCCTGTTAATCATTGCCGGAACGGTTACGGTTGTAACGTCCGTATTTTCGTCCGTCATTTCCATATCCGTAATTAAAGCAAATAACAACGGTTCCATACGCTTTGTTTTCTCGTTGAAAATCATGTTGTCCGATTTATAAACGTCATACGTGGCGGCAAACAAAAGGTCGTCCCCCTCATCGGCAACATCTATGTATGCGCCGGAACGTATGTACGTGCCGTAATCGGATTTTTCAACCCATGTTTTGAACGGTTGATATAATCGACCCTCGGCGGAACCGGGGTTGCCTTGATAGAGGCATTGAAATTGTACCGGGTCTAATGCTTTTTGCGCTTCCAACTTTTGCTTACTGTGTCGGCTTTCCCATAATGCCGCCCCCGGTTCCCGTGGGTCTATCTCGGTCGGTTCCCCGGTTTTCAATCCCTCAAAATTTATGCGCACCCACGCCCCCGGCGTTACGTTCTCTAAATCCGCCCAACACTTAACATCAATAATCGTTTCGCCGCTCTTTTCAATGCGCCCTATCAAATCGTCGTCGTGCCAACGGGTAAATACAATCAATTCTTGACTATCGTTGTGTAAACGGGTGCGCACAACGGTCGTGTACCATTTCCACGCCGCCGCCCGTACTATCGGGCTGTTACCCTCGGCGTAATCCTTATACACGTCGTCCAATATCGAAACGTCCACGGTTTTAGACGTCAGCGAACCGCCACGACCGACGACACGCAACGACCCCTTACGCCCGACCATTTCGATAACATCGGAATTGCGCAAATAGGTATTAGCCATTGTTACGACGTTCGACCCATTTAAGTACGTGCCGGGGAATAATTCACGATACCGGGGCGTGTCGATTATTCGTTGAACGTCCCGGTTAAAATCCCGTGCGATTGTCGCCGCATACGAACCGATACATATTTTGCGGTCGGGGTCTAACCCCAACATAAATGCGGGTAATTTACGGCTCGACCCCTCCGATTTGCCATGTTGGGGCGGTTGTTGTACAATCATCTTTCGTATTTTGCCGTGTGCGAACATATCCAACAACGTATAATAAACGACGTGGAACGGCTCTAATACTAAATCCGGTTGCATATACCGGGCAAAGTTGATAAGGCGTTTACGGGCGGCGGCTTTAACAAGCAAATCCGGTTGTTGCCGGATTGCGTCGTACATTTGCAATAATTGTTCTTTGTTCATTGCTTTGCTCCTTTCTCCCATTTAGAACACGCCCGGCGACCTCGGACAATGTAATATTGATAATGCGGGCAACGTAAACAAATCGGGTTCCCGTTCAAATCCCGGTGTCTATGGTCGTCCGTTATCCATTCGGAAAAACGGCACGTATCGCAAATTTCGGTTTGCCATTCCGGTTGCTTGGTTCCGGGACGGGGTGCGGTTGCTCTCTTTGCCATTATTGCGCCCCTCCTTTCTCCAACAATGCCTTTTGATATTCGGCGGATTGCAGTTTATCAGCCAACGCAAACAACATATCGTCCGGGATTGCCTTAACGTCGTACTTTGGTTTATCGTCGTCGGTCGTGGCGTTATATCCGGGTATCTCAATTTTAACGGGTGCGTCAAACCCTAACATCTTTGCCCGGCGTTGCTGAATATTCAAAAGCAAATCCAAAAACCGGGGGTTCCCGGCGGACGTTTCGGTTGCGGTTTCATTGTACCCGTAATATTCCGGGTCGGCGTCCTCGGCATCGGTTTTGATTGGTCGCCCTTTGTTGGTTTTCTCTTTGGTGCGCATCTTTCCGGTTTTCGACGCCTCCCACGCCTCCCATGCTTGTTGCTCCATTTTATCCAATTTGCGCAATTCTTGTGTAACGTATTCGTCGATATTATCCAACCGTTCCCGTTTCCACTCAATAAGGCATTGTTGCAAATCATAATAAACCATTTGAAAGGTTATTGTATAACCCATTCCACGGGCGGACAAATCCCGGTTCAATGCGTCCGCAATTTCCCGGTATGAATACCCACGCAAAAACAAATCGGCACAAAACCGAATGTCGTAAATTCGTTGTTCCTCGGAACGTTTATTATAGCCTAATGGCTTCTTTCTCTTTTTCATAGTCAAACCTCCTTTGCTGTCAAATCGTACTCCCATACATAGCCGCCCGCCGTTTTATACACTCCTTTACAACATCGGGTAATTGTTATATTTTTTATTCCCGTTTTTCTTTCCGCTTCCCTTATAGATTTATACCGGGCAATTTCGTTTCCGGCTTTTGAACGTTGTATTACAGCTTTAGCAATTTTATTATGTTTGCCGTTATATGTATTATTATACTGATTATCGCACCACTCCAAATTATTGGCATTATTATTAAACTTGTTTTCGTCCTTATGATTTATTTGTTTCCAATTATTTGGATTTGGAATAAATTCCATTGCAACTAATCTATGTACCATTAATGCAGTTAGTTTGCCGGACTTATATAACCTTACTTGCAAATAGCCCTTACCGCTTACTGTTGGCTTTAGCAACTTACTTTTTCCAGTTCTTCCATAATTGAGGCTTTTTACATTACCATAATTGGATATTTGGTAATTCTCAAAACCGGATATATCTTTCCAAACTTCCATATCTTTTTTTGCAAAGATAATAAATGTTTTTCATTTGCAAGTTATTTGCGGGGAATTTCCATTTTAAGAGGCTTTTGTTATTAACTCAATACTTTTATCGTCTTAATGGTTATCTTTTAATCACGGGGCAAATTTACGGGTTTTCCGGGGCATTGCCAAACCTTTGTTATCTCATGTACATAAACGGCAAAACCCCGGCTTTGTTTCCGGGGCTTTTATGCCTATTGTCCTATACCGTTTTCGTATTTCCCATTTGAGCAACGAAAATAATGTTGCGTTCCACGGGGGTTGGTGTATTCCGTTCCCCCTTTTATCATCTTCAACGCCAAACATACCGGGGCGGGCTTTCCATTTACCGGAAATTCCGGGTTAAAATATCGACACGTTCCGCATATCTTTTCGGGCTTCGATTGTCCGGGGCAATTACTTTTTCCCATTGTTGCCCCCTTTCCTTTTGTTCTTTGCCCGGCGTTTATCCCGTGGGTTCCTTTTCGGCATTTCGACCCGGTGTATTTCTACTTTGGAACCGGGGAACATCTTGCCGAAAAATTCCGCCATTGCTCGCACCTCCTTTGGGACGTCGAACGCCTCCGGCTTCTTATGCTCCGGGCAAATCCCCCGAACCGGGCAATTGTCGCAATCCTCATTCCGCACAACCTCGCCCGGCTTATCGGCTTCTTTGAACCCGTGCCAATTGTCCCTCCGTGCGGACGCTTCGGCGAAATTCTCCATTGCTTCAACTGCTACTTCCGCCAATATGTAATCCGGGGTATCGTTAAAATGCGCCTCCAAAGAATTACGGTTGATAACCTCGGCAATCTCTTTCAAAAATTTTTCTCTTTTGTTCATCGCTTTATTGATTTTTGGGTTTGTACTCTTGGCACGGCATAACGCCGCACGATTGTTCGCATTTGAACGCCTCGCAATAACCGTTCCCGTTGACGTCCTCGTTTGTAAAGTTGGCGCAATTCCCGCATCCCTTATCGCCGGGTTCCTTCGGTACGCTTACGCCTTTCGGCTCAAACTCCCGGTTAAACTCTCTTTCCGGGCGGGTTGTCAATCGTCCGTCCGGTTCCCGGACAATGTAGTACGTTTCCGGGGCGTCAATGAAAATGCCGTTGCCGTCCGGGAACGAATAAACCGCCCGCCCGTTTGGGGTTCTCGGTATCGTCATGGTTCCGCCTCCGGTAAATCTCAACAGGTCGTCCAAATTGTCCCGGCGTACCTGTATTGCGTCAACTTCTAACAACGTGCGGCAATATCGGGTTCCCGCCGTGGCGTCCGGCTCAACTAACCGGGTGCGGATTTGTTCCGGGTATTCCGTCGGGTCGTACTCGACGTTGAAAACAACGGCGGCGTCTAACGTGTGGGTAACTAACAAGCGTTTCCCCAATCGTCCGGCGACTGCCTGTTTTAGTGCTTCAATTGCGTTTTCCTGTATCTCGGTTGTGTCAACCGTGATTTCGTAACGGTCGGGTTTTTCCTCGACCTCCGGTTGGCTTTTGGCAATATCGCCAATCATAACCAACAATTCCGCATCAAACGGGTTTAACTTACTTTCTGTCATGCTCTAATTTTTTATTCGTTCTTACTGTTTTCGGATATGCCAACCGCCAAAATATCGTTTTTCGGTCGGTTCTGTTGTACTTATCGCATTGCCTACCTATTCCGGGGCAATCTTCCCTTTGGATTTTGCAGCGAACGCAACGTTGCGTAAATATTGCGGGGTTGTTGTTGGCTAATCGTGCATCCGCCGCCGTCCATATCTCGGCAATCAATACCATACCCCGGTAAACGCAACGTTCGCCGGGGTTGTACTCTCTGTTTGGGTCGAACGGTTCGGGTTGCTTAACTCTCATTCTTTGCCCGCTTCGTTTACATAGTCAAACAATGCGTCCAAATCGTCCTTTGCGCCTTTTACGCAAATTCGTACCCTATCGCCCCCGGCTAATGCGGTTTCGACAATCTCACAATTATACCGGGGGGCGTTTATCTGTATCATTGCCGCCGTGGTATTCGTTACAAACTCGTTTCTTTCTGCCATGCTCTCGGATTTTTGAAGTAAATTAAATGCCTCCGTTGGTTCGTTCTCGCTTTGACACGCCCCCAACAAAAGCGTTACCAAAGATAACAATAAAATCTTTGCTTTCATCGTTTTACCTTTCTTTTAATCCATATAAACCGTATGCCAATGCCGACAAACAATATTTTCGCCTCAATGTCAACGTAACGGTCGTAACCGTTGACCGCATCCACGGACACGCCGGGAATAATAAACCAACTCTTATACTTCCAATATTCCCGGACGTAAACAGACACGCCAACCCGTCCGGCATGGAACCCAATTTGCGCCGTATGTACGTCGCCATTGTTGCGGATAATTCCAACTTGTTTTTTACTCATATCTCCAAATATATTTTTTATAATGTTTTAAACGTCCCTTACAGCAACTAATAATATTTCCATGATTAAAACCGCATCTTTGCGCATCATGTATGCAATCCCATTTCTTTATAAAATTACCCTCTAAATCATATTGATAAACGGGTTTTGCATTGTGATTATCTTTTCCGGTTTTCTTAAACCATGTATTTACTTTCTTCATGGTTTCACGTTTATTATTAATTGCTTTTTGATAATTCAAATTTTGCTTTCTCGTACACCAACGTAAATTAGTTGCATCGTTATTGGCTCGGTTGCCGTCGATATGGTCTATTTCCGGCAAATTGTCCGGGTTCGGAATGAAAGCCGCCGCAACTAATCTATGAACGAAATATGTTTTGTTTTTACCATTATCTGATAGTATTACCCGCATATATCCGTTTTTACTAATAGATTGCTTTCGTATCGCACTTTTACCCGTTCCCCGATAATTTACAGACTTTATATTACCTTTGTCTGAAACTTCATAATTAGCGTTTATAAACTTCCAATTTTCCATCTTTTTTTTGCAAAGATAATATTAAACCATAATACAACAAACTAATACGTTTCTTTTATTTTATTGTATGCCTCTTTATCCAATACCATAACTTTAGGATATTCGACAATACAACCTTTTGTATATACGAGATTATAGATACCCAATTGCCCCTTAATTGGAAACTCAACAACCCGGCGGGGGTTCCGCATCATCCAACCGAACCCCTTTGTTATTTTCGCCCTCTTTTCCTTTGGAATCCGGGTGTTTTCCCAATCCTCCGGCGTAAACTCTTTTATCGGCTTTACGTCGTACAACTCAACCAATCCCAAAGTAACGCCGCTTTCCATTCCCGGATAAACCGGGGACGCTGCGGAACATATCAGCACGTCGCCACGGTATGACGTGTTTTTGCTCCGAACTTCAATTGTTTTTTTCCCGTAAACAATACCGTTTTCGTCCTTGTACGCCTCCGTTACCAAATCATTTGCGTATGGCTGTTTTACGGTCAACGCACGCCAACGGTCGTGCTTTTCCGGGTTGTAATACTTATTGCTGTACTGCATATTTACTTTTTATTTTCGGGTTCCTCGGTTTCGTCGTCGGGTTCCGGGTAATGGATAAATCCAATTTGCCGGACGTTTTGGATTGGCTCGTAAATGATAACGACAACATCGCCGTCCATCCTTACTCCGACCAATCGGCAATCGGCGGGACCTCAACCCGTATTTCACTTTTCATTGTTAAACAAATCCCAATTAACAGGGACACAATACCCCGGCAATTCTCCCCGGTCAATCCCCAACGGATTAACAATACTATCTTTCCAATAGATACGGGGTTGTTCCGGGCGTCCCTCCCAATGTTCCGTAATCGTGTCGTAAATCAATCGTATTTCCCGTTTCGGATATTTGCCGCCGCTCTGCAACCCGATTTTATACAGGTCAACGAACGGATACGACAATTTGATTATCCCAATTGCCCGGTCGTACATTCCCGGCGGGATTGGCTCCACGCTTGCAAAGGTGCGGAACCCGTGGCGTTTTGCCCGTGCCAACACATTAACCCGCATCATATTTGGGTCGGCGTTCGGCTCCAATTCGTCGCAACCTGTCAACGTTGCGCCCAAAGCGATACGGGACACGTCCCAACCCTCGGACGCCTCGGCAAAATCAATGAAGCGGTTCAACCCCTCGGCGCATTTGCTCAATATCTTAACCGGGACGCCGTGGCGTTGGCATACGCCGACCGCTTGACGGGTCAACCGTTCCGTTTCCGGCAACAACGGGTCGGTCGTGAACGAAAAGAATAACCCCGTTTTCTGCAATTCCTCCTTATGGGCCAACAATTCGTTTTTGAAAATATCCAAAGCGTATGGATATTCCCGCAACGTCTTTTTCAACTCCGGGCGACTGCCTCCCAATACCTTTGCGCCACGACCTTTGCGCAAATAACAGTAAGTACAACCGTTGGAACAACCGACAAAGAAATTGGCGGCGTTCTCGGCGTATTCCCCGGCTTTACCTTTTGGGCTGTAAATAACCCGTCCGTTTATCGCTCCCATATCGTCAACGGCTTAAAATGGTAAATCGTCGTTTCCGTCGGGGGCGGGTGCATCCGGCACGGGCGGCGGCGGTACTTGCGCCCCGGCTCCGGTCGCTTTCGGGGTCAACATTTCCATATCGGTTGCGACTATCTCGGTAACATACCGTTTGACGCCTTGCGCATCGTCATAACTCCGGGTTCTCAATTCGCCCTCAATATACAGTTTGTCGCCCTTTTTGACGTACTGATTGGCGACCTTTGCCAACCCGTTTTGCAATACGACGTTATGCCATTCGGTACGCTCCGGGATTTGCCGCCCGTCCTTTGTGGTATAACCTCGTTTCGTGGTTGCCAACGAAAAGGTCGCCACGCAACCCCCGTTGTCGAACTCCCTAAAATCCGGGGCTTTCCCGGTATGTCCCATCAAAATAACCTTGTTTACACTCATACAAAAAACGCTTTAATTATCCAAACAATGATACTATACAACGCCCACATATAAGACGCAACCGTTAACGTCACGAACGTGTATAACGCAATTTTATATCCGGTTTTTGATTTTATTTTCATGTCACTTGAATTTTACGCAATCCAACAAATATTGTTTCTTATTGTCCGACCATCCGGCGGCATGGTTTATCGCTTTTCGGTCGTCGTCGTGTACGAACTCACAAACCCAACCGCCGACGCTTGATTTTTGAACTAATCGGACCAATTTACCAACAATGAAAGAACGCAATTTGTAATAACCTGAATTTTCGCCAACAAACAAAACCCGTCTTTCTGCATTTATTTCGGGCAGATTTTCGATTTGCGGGCGTTTTTCCTCGGCGGGGTATCTTTGTACTCTCTGAAAGTCTTTTTTGATTGACGACCGGGAAATTGCCCCGTAATCGGGTTGCCTCTTTTTGGTTCTCATACTTCTTTGTAATTTGGGTTTAATTGTCCCGTTTTAGACAATGCAACCCGTTTTCGAGTTATTGGATTATTGGAATTTTGTTTGCGGGTACTCCAACGTAAATTAGTTGCATCGTTATTGGCTCGGTTCCCGTCGATATGGTCTATTTCCGGCAAATTATCCGGGTTCGGAATGAAAGCCGCCGCAACTAATCTATGTAATCGAAACGTTTTGCGTTTTTGATTAATACAGAGTACAACGCCCTTATATCCCTCTTTATCCGTATGCGGTTTCAATATTCGCCCTTTTATTTTGTGGCAATTCTGTAACCGTCCATTTACAACCATATCTTTAGAACGAACCCGCCCGTAATTGCTAACCTCGTAACGTTGGTTATAACCGTCTATCTCTTTCCAAACTTCCATACTCATTTTTAATTAACTCTATTATTTTCACATTTCCGGGATAAATACGCATTTTGGTTTTATTACCGTTTTCCCATTCGTTATGGTGTTCAAAGCAAAGTATATTTATATTCCTTGCATCGTGCGCCGCTTCCGGGAATGCGCCACGGGTTAATATATGCGAACAATAAACGGCGGAATAATTCCGTAACGGCTTTAAACATTCCTCACATCGGTGCGGCTTATGCTCCCAAACCCAACGGAAAAAGCGTTCATTTGCCGCCATGATATTTGCGCCCCGTCCCGTAATACAATGCCCGAACAATTCCCGTTGTATCTCAACCCTCAAACGAATATCCATGCGGAAATTACGCAAATCCAAAAGGGGATTATACCCCCTTTGGATGCAATAATTGTATTCGTCCCGGTCTGTTAGCAAATACGGTTCCATGCCTTACATATCCCCGGTTTCGTCGTTTTCCTCGTTTTCGTCCGCCGGGTCGTCAACGTTCGGGAACAATCCGTTGTCCTCTACCTTTTCGGCACTCAAACCCGGTGCGGGTTCGCCATCAGCCCCGAACAACTCCAATTGCGCCTTTTTGCCTTTGAATAAAAAGGCGTAAACCTCGGTTTCAATATCGGCGGCAATTTCTTCTAATTCTTCCTCAAACCCGAACGTTTCCGTATTGAATTTAAGTCGGGGGGAATTGATAGCGGTTTTTTGATTGTTTGACACGGTAAACAACCCGGTTAAAACAACCCCTACGTTATCGTCTTGACCGGAAAAGGACACGCCCCGAACCTCTATGTTTTTCAACATTTCGTCGGCAAAATCCCGTGATAACTCGCTTTGCTTTTTGGTTGCTTTGAAATCAGACGTTTCAACCATTGAAAGAAAGGACGTAATATTAAAAATCCGTCCCATGATTGGGCGCAAACGGTCGAAACAATCCCGCAAATCCGGGTGTATGTCCTTTGCACTTTCGACGTGGTATTTGTTCGTGTAACTCTCATTACCAATTGTTTCGGTAACTTCATAATGTACGTCTAACCCGCCGTCCTTTAATGTCTTGACTTTCGACAATGCAAACGCCTTTTCGCTTGGTATCAACATAACGTTTGCGGCTTTTTTTTCTTCGCTCATTTTTTAATTATTTGATTGTTACCGGGAATCCGCCCGGAACGGTTTTATAACTTAAAATTCTGTTTCGTCCAATAATTCCCGTGTCTTACTATTCGACGGAACCGCCGGGCGTTCCGGTTCCGGGGTTGGTTCCGGGACGGGTTCCCCGGTTCCGATTGGTTCCGTTACCGGGTTGGGGTCGTGGAACTCAATATTGCGCCCGCCTTTGGGCTTTTCCGGCTCAAATTGGGCTTTGAGTTGTTCCGCCGGGTATTCCTTTTGCGCTAACTCAATAATCCCCAAATTAACCAATTCCGGGACGCAACGGCGCAACGCCCTTATGTCCTCTAATGCGTCATGCGCCGGGAATGTTTCGCCGGGGAATAACTTACTATATAATTCCTCTAATTTGGGATATTTTCCCGGTCGCCCGTTTGAATACAATGCGCCGACAAACTTAATTGTTTTCATCATTGTATCAATGCGTTTACCCTTATGTAATGCGTCCTCAACATGTGCGTCGTAATATTCCCGTCCACAATAGCGCAAAACGTTTGCTTTTAACATTGAACTATCAAAGTAAATGTTGTGCGCACATACAAGCGGGGCGGCGTTGGCATCCGCTAAAAATTCGTCCACAACCTCGGCAAACGGCACGCCCTCGGCAATTGCCCGTTCGGTTGTTATACCATGAATTGCGGTTGTTTCCGGGGGTATCTCGTAATTATCGGGTTTGATAATATAACTTTTTTCCTTATCGCCCAACGACCACGCCAATTGGACGACGTGCGGGAATTGCTCAAAATCCGCATCCCATTTCAAACCCTTTGCCGGAACCCCGGTTGTTTCACAATCAAAGAAACAAACATCTTTCAAATCAAATTTTTGCATAACCTTAAATATTAAATCATTAATTACTGTTTTCGCTCTCATTGCGGTATTTATCCCGCTTTTTCTCCAACTCCAAAACGTCCCGGTTTTCGTCTATATACTTTTGGACGTCCCGGTTACAAAACGGTTTTCCATCCAACCAAAGCAAATGCCAATACGGTACATTTCCCATCGGTTGCCCCTTAAATTTACCTTGCGGCATCGGGGTTTTATCTGTTAATTCCATTATCAAAATTTAATTGTTCGCCCTCTGAATATCGGGGCAATTGTTCAACATAATTTGCTTTTGTTCTCCAAACCATCCGGCAACGCAAACAAGTTATTGCGCTGTAATCGCTTCGTTGATACCGCCAACCATTAAACGCCGAATGATTGCATTTGTATTGCAATATGCGCCATTTACGTTGGTTGGCGGGTTTCTTTCTTTCGATACATTTGCAAGCGGGCATATTATAGGGTTTTAGGGTCGTCAATAAATGTATTGTATTCCTCGGCGGCTATCTGTTTGAGCGTTTCGATATGTTCGATTAACTCGGCGTTCGACAAATCCGCCACGGTGCGCAAATCGTGGGAATATACCCCCGTTTCCTCGTTGACCCGTTCAACGTACATAATAGGGGAAAATTCCCTCAAACGTCGTTCGGTTTGTTCCTCTGTAAGACGTTCGCCCGCCTCCCAAATTGCGTGCTTAAACGTCGGTACAACATAGTTGAAATAATACCCTTTCAAAGCCTCGGACGAACCGGGGGACGCTACAATAAACCGGGCAATAATGCGGGAACCTTTCCAACCCTTGAAAAACTCGTTTAATTCCCCCATGTACATTGCCAACCCGCCGTTATTGTTTATTGTCCCCGTTGCTGTTATTTCTCGCTTTTTCATCGGCTATTAATTTTTTCATTGTCTTATTAAACGCTGTCATTCCGATTGTATGGATAACGTCCCGTTCCGCCCGTGATAACTTCGTTTCCCGCTTATCCAATACTTTTGCAAATGCAACAACAAATTCGCCCGGCTCCAACAATCCGGCATTGTGCAACCCGTCGATTGGGTGCGCTTTCAAACGCTCGGTTGCTTTCAATGCTTTGCGGGCTTTTTCCCGACTTTCCCATATTTCCCGAACCTCGGCGGCGGCGTTGTCATAAAACAACCGCATTTTCAGAACGTCGGCAATTGACAAATCAGCCACGGCGGTTGGTTGCTCTTTTTCCGGCTCCGGTTCCGTCGTAACGGGTGCAACCTTACCGTTATTCACTCCATAACCGAACAACGCAAAATCCCCCTTTGTTGGGTCGTCCGGGAATATCTCGGCGAAACGGTCGGTTATCTCAATGGCTGTTTGCAAATCCGGCGTCCGACGTTTTACAAGCCCCAACCGCAATGCCTGTTTATGTACGTGGGTATCTAATGGAATGATTAAATTACGGGGGTCGCAAATCGTCCACAATCCAAAGTCAACCGGGGAACCGTGGCGGCACATCCAACGCAAAAACATACATAAGCGTTTGCAACCGCTTTTCGTTTCCATATCCGGCACGCCCTTAACATCGCCGAAAAGACGTTGCAATTGTTCCAACGGACGCCCGCCCGGTTGCGCTTGCAATGCCTTTTCCATGTTCTCAAACTTACTATATACGTCAAACAAGCGGGCGCAAAGGTCGTGGAAATCGGCGTATGTAAACGTTCTATAAAAATTCTCTTTACTGCCTTTGTATTGCTTCCATTCCGGGGCGGCTCCCTGCGTATCGGTTCCAACAATGTAATGATACGGCGCACCCTTGAAAATTTCCCGGTCGATAAAATCCGCCTTTTGGATTATCTGTTTGCGGGAACCCCACGCAATCCACGCCGTAACAAATGCGCTAATCTCAATATTTACCCGGCTATCGTAACGGTGCGGGATTTGCACCGGGTCGGATTGGATAAACTCGGCGGTTTCGTATTGTTCCGCCCAACGTTTCAAATTATCGTTCAATGTATATGCCATTGTTTTAGATTTTAAGGGGACGGAAAGCCCGCCCCCGGTTATTATTAGTTTTCCGTGTATTCCTCAACTACTAAATCGGTTTGTCCCCGCTTTACTTCCTCTATAAAGCCTTGAAAACCGTTTGCCTTTGCAATGTCTATAATCGCCTGCAAACGCTTTTCGCCTAAACTTTCGCCCCTCGCAATGCGGAACACCTTAACCGTCGGATTGCTTGCGATAATCAGTTTGGCGGCAACCTCCATAATTTGACTATCTGACACTTTCCCGGCAACGAACGGCACGCCGTTTAATTCTAACCCGTCGTCCGTGAACGAAAGCCCGGCAATCGGCAATTTGGACGTTGCAATAAGTGTTTCCCTTTCCTTTGCCAATGCGCCTAATTTGTCCTCAAACGTGCGGGCGGTTTTCTCGGCGGCTTCCTTTTGTTTCTTTTTTGCCATGTAATCCACAACCAACGCATTGATACGGTTGTGTTCCTCGGCTTTTTTGAGTTGTTCCGCCGTGTCTAATTGTTCCGGGTTATTGGCTTCGTATTCCTCTAACCATTTGTCGGCATTCGCTTTACGTTTCACAAACTCCGATTTGTCATTTACGATAACTTGCAACGTTTCCTTATAATCGTTTTCAATGGCTTTTTTGTTGGCTTTCGCATCTTCTTTGGCTTTTTCCAACCGGGCGTTTGCCTCGGCAATTATCCGGGCAACTTCTTTTTCCTCGGCGGCTAATTTGTCGTCGATTGCCTTAATATTACTTTTTCGGGTTTCTTCCGCCTCTTTAATTCGTCCGGGGATTGCCTCCAATTGTTCAATCCTTTGTTGCCGGGCTTGGCGTACCGTTTTCGCTTTCTCAATCAACCGGGCATTTTCGTTTTGCTCTTCCATCAACGCCGTAATATCCTTTTTCTCGGCATACGTTTTGACGTCGCCGGGTTTCAATTGCTTTTCAGCGTTTGCGCAAATGGTTGTGTACGTCTTAACCTCGGCGTTGGCGTCCTTTCGTTTGTCCTTAACGGTCGTAACCTCGGCGTCAATTTCTGCAATTCGGGTGCGCACCTTTTCCGGCAACAAAGCCTTTACAACCTCAATTTGTTTGCGGCGTCCCTCGGCGGTTTCACTCCAACGGGAAAACTCCACGGCGTCAAAATCTTGGTAGCCGAAAATCTTTTGCAGCATTGAAACGTTATCCGAACGCATCCCGGTTGTTTGGGATTTAATGGATAACGTCCCCCGTGGGTTGGCTTTGGTAAACTTTAATTCGACCTCGTAATTTTCGCCGTCGTTACCTACAACCATTTTTGCAAATCCTTTGTCCTCGCCATTTTTCAACACGGCGTCCCGGTTCCCGGTCAACATTGCGCCGATTGCTTTTAAAAGGGTTGATTTGCCTAACTCATTGTCTCCGGTAATGAAATATACATTACCCTCAAAATCTGCGTTGAACTCTTTGATAACTTGAAAATTCAACAATTCCAATTTCTTAATATACATCGCTCTTTAAATTTATTTATTTCCCGGAAATCGCCGGGTCGTTATGTTCCCATTTATAACCGTTGTATGTTTTTCTTTTCCCGTTACATACCTGTAATATTACATACTTTTGCCAAGGAAAAACACACGCATCTAAAATATTATCAAAACATACAATATTACCTAATTTATCAATACGTTTAACGGGATATAATTTTGATACACGTTTAACGTTCTCAAATTTTAGGTTCTCGCCAATAGTACACCAACGTAAATTATTAACATGATTATTTAATTTATTCCCGTCGATATGGTCAACACATGGTTTGTTGTCCGGGTTGGGAATGAACGCCAAAGCAACCAATCTATGAACCCGCATAACTTTTAAACCATTGATTTTTAATTTTACAGTCATATAGCCACCGTTCAAATAAGGCTTTATTTCCTTATCATTTTGCGTTATATTGCCATTTTCAGCAACGTAACAATCATATTCTATTAAGTATTTACCTTTTTTCATGCCGCAAATATATGTAAAATAATGGATATACCAAAACTTTTATTTTTTATTTTCGGTTATTTTTTTATTTTCCGCAATAAACGCCCTATAATAACACATTTACCCACGCCGTCAAACTCAACTAACATATTGCCGTTGCGCCCTCTTATACATTTTCCATCAGAACGACGAACCGCCCGGCACGGCATACGTCGCAATTCCGGGCGGGTCAATCGGTCGCCTAAATAGATATAATCCATTTCGTCCATATCAAAACAATTTCATTTGTGTATCGGTCAATACAGCAACGACCGCATCAACTTTGCGTTCCCAACTTTCCAACGTTGCCAATTTTTCCGGGGTTGGGTTCCGTTGGCAACGTCGTTGGTTGTGCCGCATCTGTTTTACCATTTCCGCTAAATCTTTTGCCGTTATTTTTTCGGGATTTTCGATTTGCGGGGCTTTTGTTTCGTCTGCCATATAAGCAACCATTTGAATAATTAAACGTCCCTACGGGCTTAAAATAAACGGTTGTGCATTTGTTGGGGCAAATTTTCCAAAACCCAACGGGGGTTGTTTTGTAAAATGAACCGTCCAAAGTGCATTATTAACGTTGCGTCCGCATTCCACAACGCCGGGGTAATTTCCGGGTATAATTTCCCGGCAATATCCCGGAACCGTCGTTTGCGGTCTGCCTTTTCCTCCTTTTTCCCTTTTACTTTGATACGCAATTTAAGGTCGTTTTGCCACTTCATAGCATTAACCAAAACAAATGGTATTTCGGCGACGGTTATAATAGCTTTCAAATGCTCAAAGTTTTGCAACATCTTTTGAATGCGGTACAATTTACCCATATTTGCCCCGGCATCCCCAACGGTTACGTCGTCCGGGCGAACGCTCAATTTTTCCAAAAAGATAATCGGGGTTGTTATCTCTTTGTAGTAATTGAGAAAATCCCGTATTTCGTTTAAATCCTTTGGCATCTTAATTGCCGTCGCATTATGGTTGGGTCGCCAAACCACAATACCCCCATTACTACCGGGGTCGATACCTATAATACAATCTATTTTCATAACATACTCTTTATTTGTTCAACTTTAACCAATCGTGCGTTATACGCTTCTTTTGCGGTTAAAAAACCGCTTTTCCTATATCGTATTCCGTCGATTTGAATTTCATAATTATATTTCCCGGTTTGCTTATGCCGGGTTACTCCTTTATATCCGGTTGTATTATCTCGCCGTATTCGCTTATTCCTATTATTTTCCGAATGAGTAACAAAACGGCAATTATCCGGGCAATATATCCCATCGTTATTTATCCTATCTATCTCTAAGCCGGGATTATACCCATTTTCTAAAGCCCAATTTTTAAAAACATCAAAACAAAACCATTCTTTGCAAACAGTTATTCCACGACCACCATAATTAGGATAATCCTTTCTTTTGGAATTATAACAACGGGCTTTTATGCTTTCCCAAAGCCTATATAATTTTGTTGCTGAAACTCTTTTTTTCATTTTTCAAACCTCAAATAATTATACACATAAATTTCTTCCTCAATCATCCGGTCGAATGTTCGTTTAATCTCCTTTTTCCGGGCAACCTCAAAAGCCGTATAATCAATTTCGGGGCTTTGGGTTCCCTGTTTTCGCACATGGTAAACCGTAAATTCATTTACGAACCCACGGGCGGCACGTGCCAAAAATCGGTTATACGCTTCTTTCCGGTCGTCCTCGGTTTCTTTCACTTCATCCGCTAACCCAACGCCCAACAACCAATTATAAACAAACATTTCGTCGGTTAATCCAAACACTAAACGCCCGGTATATTTATAGCGCATAAAACACATTAAACAAGTCATAACCGATTGATTGCGATAATACCGGATTTGCTCCGGGCTTAACTCCTTTTTCGGTTTCGGCAACGCTGTATATGCTTTGCCGATAACTTGGTTTTGTTTCCGGCAATATGCGTTCAATACCTTTGCGAAATAATCGGCGTTGAATTGTTGGTAATGCTTTTTGTCCGGGTTGCCTTGACTGTCTTTCGGCAAATAGTCGTCCAATTCCCCGGTTGTCGCCAACTCAAATGCCAACTTAATATCCGCCAATGTCATTTGCGAATAGTATTTTTTGAGTATATCCAACAACCGGGTACAAATGTACGCCCAATCTTCCGGATTGGTCGGGATTATATACCCGACGTCCATTGCAATAAACCGGAACATTTGCCCGGTTTTCGCAATCAACGTGCCGTCGTCAATATCGGCAATTTGCATTTTCGTTGAGGCGGCGAAAATGTACTTTTCGACCCCGGATAACGATTTGGCAACCTCCGGTAATTGCAACATTTGTCGGCGTATGTCGATTGCTTTTGTACCGGGCGTTGGGTTGTATATCGCCAACGCCACGGATTGCGTATTTACTGTTTCCGGCAAATTTTCCATAATCAATAATCGTTGTTAAGAAATTCCATTGCGCCCGCCACGTTCAACTGTTTTTGCGGGGCTTGGTATTCCGGTTTCAAATGCAATTTCTTTTTCTCAATGTCGCCCCGGATAAAATTGCGTACCGTCGCAATCCAACCCGTGCGGGTTCGCTTAACTCCCTGTTTGGTTTCCGACCAATCGGCGACCGTGTGGAAATAATAAATCAAATCGACCTTTTCAAATTCCGGCGTCGCAAACAGTTTTTCAAACTCGGAATAATCATTTACGCCGTCAGCCCCGAACTTAACCAATTTGTAAACATCGGAATTGCGAAATATGGACGTTCTTTTTTTATCCTTTTCCAAATCTTGTTGTTGTTCCGGGAACAAATCCCCGACAACAGGGTTGGCGGGTTTACTATGATTAGTATTTGGTTTATTTGGGTCATTAGTAATATTAGTATTTATTAGTGTCGGATTTTCCGGGTCGGGTTTTTCCGTATCCGGTTTAACCGTATCCGGGTTTTCCGGTTGCGGTGCATCCATAACCGGATTTTCCGTAAATGGTTGAAAAATTGCTTTGTCGCAAATCTCATAAGCAAACCCCGCAATTGTCCCGTCCGGATTCCTTTGCATAATCTTTGAGCAATACCCGAACTTTTCCAACTCTTTAATACCACTATACAGACTATCCCGACCGTCGGTTGCCCGGTTCGTCAAATCTCGCATATTCAAAACCCAATCGTCCGGCAACATTTGGACGTATGCAATTATTCCTTTCGCTTTCCAACTCAAACGGGTATCTTTTAAGAACTCGTTTGCCATTTGGCAATAATCCCGGTCGTATTTACGCCGGGTAATTGTATTATTCGTTGCCATTGTCGCCGCCCTCCAATTGTTTAACAGGTTCCCACGCTTTGCGCACTCTTAAAACATTGTCCGGGCTTTCGTTCGGAACCAATGAAACAACAGGGAAACGGGATTTGTCGCCGGGCTTTTGGGTCGTGGCAAATTGTACGTTCAAATCAAATATAATTCCCTTACAAAATCCCCGTTCCGCCAACATACCGTCGAACGTTTCCCGGATTTGCGGGATTGTGGACGCCGTGCCTTTTGTGGCGAATTGCCAAACCCCGGCAACCCCACGAACCAACGGAACAATAAAGTTTAGCGTTAATGTAACCTCCCAACCGTCGCAATCGGGTTGGCGGCTCTTTTTGTTCGGGTAACGCTTGGTTATCGACTGCATTAAGTTTGGGTATTTCTCCGTTGTCAACGTTTCGTATTTCTTTCCGTCCCATACTTGGAACGTATCGCCATCGCCCGCCGCAATCAATCGCCCGTCGTCGTCCCGGTATTCGTAACGTTCGTTACATACTTTTGCCGGGTCGTCGTCCGGGAAAACAATTTGTATTGTTTGCGGCTTTTCGCCGTATGCTTGCGTAAATAATCCGGCATACTTTCCCGTTGGTATGAAGTAATCAACGCTTTGCGGATAACCGTTTGCGTTTTTCATACCGATTTTTATTTGACCGACACGGGGCAAAATCAAACGGGATTGTTGCGCCTCCGGTCGTTTTATTCTTCCTTTCATATCTCAATCAAATTTCGGGGTCGTCGTTCAACATCTTTTTCCTACTCTCATTTTTGGGCTTTTTAGGCTCGTTTGCGGGCTTTACTTTCTTTTCCGTGGTATTACCCCGCTTTGCGGTCGTTTTGTCCGTGGTGGCTTTCTTTTCCGCCTCCTTTGCCTTTTTGGGCGCACGTTTAACAATGGTTGTTTTCTTTAGTTCCTTTTCCAATTCTGTTTTTTGTTTTAATCCTTTTTCAATCGCATACGCTTTCATTCTCAATTCAAATGCTCGTAATTCATCACCTTGCAATTTTTCCGCCTCTGAATGTACATCAATATCAGACCACATTTGCATTTCCGAAAAACTTTGAAATGCTCCTTTTACTTTTACATACCCATCAGAACATTTATAAATGTTTGTTGCTATACTATACCAACGGTGTTGGTCTAAATCTAATCCCTCATCAATCAAATTAACGCCGTATGTTTGTGCAATATCTGTGGTATGATACAAAGAATAATTATCATCAGCATTGTTAATTTTATCTATAAAAATTTCACAACTGATTGTTTTTATATTCGTACCATCTGCCTTGACTTTCTCGGCGGCGTCCGTGTTTTCGTCCGGGGTCGCCTCCTTTGGGGCTTTCGTTTTAATCAATTCCGCCAACGATAAGGATATTACGTTTTGCGTTAAATCCGGGGCATTGTCTAACAATACCATGCCATTAACCGACGTAAACGTATTATCTTTCTTTTCGTCCTCAATAGCCGCAATTTCCAATAGATACGGGATTTTCCGTATATTGGGGCTATCCGTTTGTTCTTTCAGATTGTACGACGGACGTTTGCGCCAATCTTTCGGGCTGAAATTGAAAATACGGGTAACGGGGAATTGCTCAAAATTGACGTTCCACATATCCCGGTACATCCCTAATTGTATCTCGCTTTCCTCGTAAAATCCTTTGCGTCCGCTCTTAAAATCGACGATTGCGTTAATACGTTCGTCGCCGCCTATCTTTGCCAACATGGTACACGGGCAATCAATCATTCCGGCATACTTGTAATATGGATGCACTAAAGCAATTTCAACCGCCAACGGGCGCACGTCGTAATCTAATACGAATTGAGCAAACGCCAATACGTCCTTTTTCAAATCGTCGGCATAATATATAAAATCGTCCGGCAATCGGTAAACCTCAATATATTCTTTTAGTTTGCCTTTTAACCCGTCCAAATCATAAGCCCGGTTAATTAATAATTCCTCAAATGCGGCGTGCATAAACGTACCATACGCCGCCCGTTCGCCTTTATATCGTTCCGCTTCCTCAATGCCTTTGTTGGCAATCCATTGTATTAAGTGCGGGGCTTTGGGTAACGTTTGGGACAATATCGTTGTAACCGACGGGAAAAACTCCGGGTTCCCGTTGTCGTCGTATCGGTAATAATAACGGTGTCCCTTACTATTCAATTGCCAAACCTTATACGGGGGTTCAATCAACGTTTTTTCATCAAAAAACATTGCCGTCATTTCCTCAACCGTCATGCCCGGCAATATCTCAAATATTCCGGTTGGTTGTTCAACCTCGACCGCTTCAAACGGTGGGATTATTTGTTGTTGTTCCTCGGTAATTTCCGGGAATTGGTCGGCGGGAACGGCTCCCAAACTTTCAACCGTCTTTTGTACCGGGTTTTCCGGTTTCTTTTTGTTCGCTCTCATTTTCTACTCTTTTTTAATTCTGAAAATCCACATAATACCATTGCGGCACACAGACCCGCAAACATCAATTGCCACGGGTTCCAAAATGCGCCAATCAGACAAACAACGCCCAACGTCCCAAATGTCGCAATAATCGCTTTCGCTTGGAACCTATCGGAAAACATAACGTCCGCCATGCGTTCAAACCATTGTAACCCGTTATTCTTCATAACCAAACAAATAATTAGGGGTACAATTACACATTTCGCAAATGATAACGACCCATTCCGGGCGTATCTGTTTAGTCGTTCCGTTACATAAGTTAGTCATATTAACTTGTTGTGCGCTTTCGGTGCGTCCCTCCCATAACCGGGCGGCAACCTCTTTTTTATAAACTTTAATTCCGGCGGTTTGCGCCCGTGCGATTGCCTCGTTTACTCTTAATTTCGTCATTTCTACCATTTCTTTAGTCTTTTATTGTTAATAACTCGGTTCGTTGCTCTCTTTGTGTCCGCAATGCGTACACGTCATTTCCTCCCAAATTGCGGTATATTCCGGCGGGGTCAAATATCCGTCGCCTCCGGTCTGTTTATATTCCCCGTCGGTAACTTCCATTTCGCCGCCGCACTCCGGGCAATCTTCATTACCCATTAAATCCAAATCCGGGACAATGAAATATACCCGTTTCAGATACACGCCCAACGCCTCGGAAATCGCCGCATAACAATTGGCGGTTTGTTCCTCGGTTACGTCCTCGTTTATTGCATCGAAAACGGAAACGCCCCAATTGTCCGGGTCGTCATCAATAACTTTGTTTTTGAGTAATTCCGAAACGACAATTTCGGAAACTTGTTTGGCTGTTTTCCCGCTATCGGTCGCCAATCGTTTTAATAAATTGCTCTCTTTTATTCTCATATCTTTGCCGGGTAATCCCCGGTGGGTTTTTGTTTCTGCAAAAGTATAAATAATATTTGTATTACCAAAAATAAAACCTTTGAATATTTTATTTGTTCACGTTGGACGCTTGTAATACAGATAAAAAGCACTAATTTTGTTGCACCGCATAACCTTACAACATCGCTCTCGGTTACTGCGTACCAACCCCCGGCGTTACTTCATTGCGTCGGGGGTTACTTTTACCCGCTCAATATAGATATTTCGGTATATATCGCCGTAATACTCGGTTTTCCTTGTAATTCGTTCCAACGTTCGCAAATCGTATTCGCCAAATACAACGTACTCATGTTCTAACAATTCGGCGTCTTGTAATGCAAACTCAAACGTAATATCAACGTATTTGTCGCCAACCCGGTTAAATGCGTGTTCTATGGGAATAAAAGCAAATGTTTTGCCCTCGCAATATCGCACCCGTTCCGGGAACAATTGGCAAAGCAAATGCGCATTCCGATAACATTGTTGCGGTTGGGGTTTCAGTATATCCCGGATAATCTCTAATTCGTAATCGTTGAACACGTCCGCCGCCCGGACAATATCAACACGTTTTGCAACGGCGATTGTATCGGCAAAATATTGTTTTTGCCGTGGGTTCAAATCTAACCGCATAAACGCCCGCATTTCCTCAATAATAACGCTTTCCATAATCAGCCCTTTGTAAATCCCTTAAATGCCACATGGTAAACGTCGTATTGTTTCCCGGTAACATAGAACTCAATCATACGTTCCGGGTTCCCGGCGTCGTTTATCGCAATGGTTGGGTATGGTTCCCCCGGCAATTGGTTATAATCGCTTTCAATGTCCCGCAATCCCTCCGGGAAATCCGAACGGTCGGCGGAAAAATACCGGGTTAAACTCTCTTTTATTCGGTTCAACATTTCGTCGCCGTGCGGCTCAAAATACGCTTTTATCTTATCTTGTTTTCTTAATGCAAATCGCATGGTTTCCAAATATTTTTTTGAAACGTCCACGACCTTTGCGCACGTTTCCGGGTTAAACATTCCTATATGCGTGTATTCCGTTGGTAATCCCAATTGCTCGGATAACCATTTGTAAGCCTCGGAACGCTTCATTAATTTACGCTTATATATTTCGTCAAAATATCGGTGCGCCTCAATCTTACATCGGCGTAACTCGGCGTTTGCTAATCGACCCTTTGCCCGGTCGGTTCCCGCATGAACGCCAACATACGCCCGGCATTTAGGGCAATAGTAAATCATTCCGTAATCAATGCCGTAAACCTCAATACTATTTTTGTACTCGGTTTGAATATGGCAATACGGGCAAATCTTACCTTTCAATATTTCCCGTTGTTCCTCTGTTAATATCATTTTTGCCCTCCTTAATCACTTTGCAAAACTTATAATATTGGTCGTGTCGGCTCTCAACTTGACAAAGCAACCCAATATCGTTGCCGTCTAATAATAGGTTTAACACATCGCCGGGATTGTGCCGGGTATAAAGCAAAAATAACCCGCCGTTTGCATTTTGGATTATCTTATACATTGCTTGACTTAATCGGTAACGTTTCGTTTTATTCATCGCTCTAAATGATTATGCCGGGGGATTGCGCCCCCGGCGGGTTATTACTTGTTTGAATAGGGGTTGTTGTTTCGGTAATTCGTCCAATCTTTGTGCGTCCGATAACGGATAACGTGGCGGTCAACTCCGGGAACATCGCCGACGATTGCCGTATTGGTGTGTTCTCTCATGTACTTTGCAATTTCGCCATCAAATCCCAATTCTTTGAATTGTTCCGGGGTATAAACCACGACGACGGGTTTAAAATGTTCGTCCCGTGCTTTCCGGCATTCGGTTAATGTAGGCTTTACACACGTGAACAATTCGCCGTCCTCGCTACGATAATCGTATTGTATTAACTTGGTTCTTTTACGTCTAACCATCGTATAAAACGTTTCGTAATTCTCGGTTCCTTTGGGGCATTGGCTTACGCCGTTTAAATCTGTTTTCATTTCTTGGAAATTTATTTATTACCCGGGAAACGCCGGGTCGTTGTTTTACTGATAATAGAAAGTGATTTTAACGCCTCGGCGCAATTTACAAACCTCTTTGTCGCCGTAACAATTGAAAGCACGTTTTAATAAGCGATTGACTGACTTAATATCGCCGACAATCTTTATTAAACCGGACATGCCAACCAATACATTAACCTTTTTGCCGTTTACAATTCCGTTTACCTTAATTTTGAAATTGCGGTTAATCTCTTTTGTTGTGTAATCTAATCCGTTATAAATGCTTTGAGTATTCATTGTTTCGCTCTCTATTTTCCGGGAAAACGCCCGGTCGTTCTTGTTTGATGATGCAAATATACAACCTTTATTTTAATTACCAAAGGTTTTATCTTTTATTTTTCGGTTTTTATTCGATAATGTATGCCTTTATATGGTTTTCCCGTATCAACCGCCTTTTTTATTTGCGTTCTATCAAATCCTTTTTTCTGTGCATCCTTGTAATTTAAGAACTCAACACATACTTTGCCATCATATCCGACGCCCTCAATTGGGAAATTGTATTTTGTCTTATTCCTTATTGCTAATTCGTAATTCATATTTTCGTCTTGCGTACACCAACGCAAATTTTCGACGAAATTATGAAAACGCACCCCGTCGATATGGTCAACACATGGTTTATTTTCCGAGTTCGGAATGAAAGCCGCCGCAACTAATCTATGAATTGCCGTTGTTCTCTTTGTCCTATTTTTACATAATACAACAAAGGAATAACCGTAACGGTCGGTTCCGGGCTTTAATATCGTTTCTTTAACTTTGGCAACTTGCCCGTTTTTTCTTACTATTTTACGGGGCAATGATTTTATACGCCCGTTGCTACTAACTTGGTATATTCCTATATACCCGGTTAAATCTTTCCAAATTTCCATATTACCAACATTAAGACGCCAACAAAAGAGAAACGGGGACGGGCTGTTGGCTTTACCCTTTCGGTTGGTAGCTACTCCAACCTATCCCCGTTTGAGTGAAAAGATAGTTATTTTTCGATTGTTACAAATTCGACCCCTAATATTTTTGTTGCGGGGTTTTTGCTAACTACATCAATTTGCCGATTTTTGATTTTCTTTGTTTTCCATAAAAAACCCAACCAACGTTTGTATTGTACCGTTTCGGCAATCAACAGACTATCCCGGTTTATATGCGTCCCGGTAAATTGTCCGTCCGGCGTGGCGCATCCGTGCAACTCAAAATACGGTTCGACAATATCGACGCATCGTAAAACGGTCGTAACCGTATCGCCGGGCAAATATACAACACTATCCCGGACGGTTGCCCGCAATTCGTTGATTGTTTCCATTTGGGTTGTTGTAACCCGTTCCAAATCCCGGTTCTTTGTCTGCAACGTCTTTATCAACTCCGCATCGCTCGCCCGGTATTTTTCAAACTCTGACAATTTCAGTTCCAAAACCCCAACTTTGGCGGCGTTCAAACTATCTTTCGTTTGGTATCGGGAAACTTCCTGCAATAACGTTTCCGTGTTGGTTCTGTATTTGTCCCTTTCCCCGGTCAACGTATTAATCCGGGAACGTTGCACCCATATAGTGACAACGGCGGCAACCGCCAAAGCAATTGCCGCTATTATTAAATATTTTTTCATAAGATACGTTTTATCGCTTCATAATGAATTTTTGCAATACGTTCACGCCCGGCGTCTGACAACATAAAACGGCAATCTTTTTCGGTATCCATGAAAAAGTTTTCAGATAATACCGCCGGGCAAACCGTATGTTTCAGAATGTAAAATTGGTTTTCTTTGTCCGGGTCGCCGTCGGTATGGTCAAAGCGCATTTTCCAACCATCCGGGGCAAACTCTTTTTCCGCCTCATTACAAAGTACGGTTGCGATTGCATCCGCTTTCGTTTGTCCTACGCTGGTATAACATTCCCACCCGGTGCCGCCTCCGGCGTTCCCGTGAACGCTAAACAAAACGGCGTTGTTGCCGCAATCCGCATGGATAACGTTTGCACGGCGGCAACGCTCCGGTAATGATACGTCGGTTTCCTCCGGTACCAAAATTTCAAACTTTACGCCATCGGCTTTTAACATCGCCGCAATACGGCGTACAATGTCACGGTTAAACTCCCATTCAAACAATTGGGAACCGTCGCCCCAAACCGGGGAACGTTTCCCGGCGGTTTCTTCGCCGTGTCCGTTGTCTAAAATAACAATAGGTTTCATTTTCTTACCTCCTTTTCTTTATCGTTAATAATATCGCTATCGTGTTCCCGTTGGTATCTCTCAATTATCGGTTGCCAATATCCCGGCAATACCCGTGTAAATTCCAACCGGATAACGTGGTAAATAATACGCAACGCAACCTTTGTGGGATATGCTTTAATAAGGTTGCGGAATGCGTTTTGCAAATACACATACATAAAAACATAAGTAAGCGATTTAATTACTACTTTGGCGGCTTCATTATCGCCACATTGCAGCATTACCGAATAAATAACGTGTATAATGATAACATACAAAAGCAATTCCGCCAACGCATTCTTAAACTTACTAAATCGAAAGTTTTTGCAATGCCTTACACTTACACCGTCCGCCCGCATACCAGCCCAAATATTGAAAGCAAACATAATGACTAATGCGTACATAAAACCCGCCGTTGGGGTTAAATAGGCTAAAATAGGACTTAACGACGTGGCGAATATCATACGCCATTGTTCCCATGTAAAAAGTTTATCCATATCTTTAATGATTAAAGGGCGGACGGTTTCCCGTCCTCCCTTTGGTTAATGGTTATTGGCAAAAATTCGCAACGAAATTGCGGTAACAAACATCGCCAATTGATAAATACCCGTTGTTGTCGGGGTGTACGCCGTTCGTATCGACCCATTCAGTAACCCCGGTATTTCGGGTATTAACGGCACGTTCGGCGTGCGGCATATTATATTCGGTGTCGAACTCGGCAGATACGTTCACAAACTCCACAAAACCGGAATATTCCGGGCGGTTCGCAAATTCTTGGTATGCGTCGTTTTGGTTCAATGCCGTAACAACCATACCGTAACCGTCGGCGTAAAACGTTCCGGTTGCGCCATAATTCGCACCCATACCGCCCCGGACGCTCGGAACCTGAACCCCCATAATTTTTAATTTGGCGTTTGGGAACTCGGCGTGTAACGTGTCGGCAAATATTTTTATTTGGTTCAACACGTTTGTAAAATCAGTACGACCGGGCGTTTGTTCGTTCCACGATAACAGCGTATAAACAACGTCTATTTTACCCCCGGCAACGGCGTTGGCGTAAGGTATGAACGACATTTTGTTGTTATCCCAATCCCAAAGCGGGTTTTGCGTATCCCGCGCAACACTTGTATAAGTAATCGTTGCGTCCCCGGTTCCGCTTGACTTGGTTAGCGTACCACTTGCGGACGGTGCGGGCGTCAACGCTGTAACAGAACAAAGGATATTACCCGTACCGCCTGTAACATTGACCTCCATAACGGTAAACGTATTCCCGTTGTTGGTATATACCGCCCCAACTGATAACGACGTTACGCCCGTTACTTGGAACCTGTATGCGGGTCGCCCTTGCTGTGTATAACTTTCCCACGTCCAACCGCCAACGCCGAAATATCCCGTTGTCCCGTTCTGTTTGGAACCGACAAAGGCAATATTGGTTAACGCTTTCCCCGCCGGGGTTCCTCCGGTTCCGGTCAATCGCCTGTTAGCCTCGGCGCACCATGTACCCGCCGCCGTAAGGCTATCCCCGAAACAAGCGACGTTAAGATTTGCCGCCGGGGATTGCACGACGTTACGTGTAACCAATTGGCACGTTTTCGACGCCAAAACGTTACGGTCGTCGTCCTTAACGGTAACGGTAAAAGTCGTTGTTCCCACGTCCGCCACGGTCGGCGTATATTGGAAATAACGGGGGTATTTGTTGCCCTTTGAACACGTAACCAATATATCGTATTTGTAAGGGTCAACCGCTTGTATCATTCCACGGAAAAACAATTGCAAGGTATCCCCGACAATGGCGTTTATCGTATCTGGCAAACTGATATTTACCGGGTCGGGCGGCGTTACCCCGATACGGCTTGCAATATCCGCTATTTGGTCGTCGTTCAATACGTAATTATCTTTTATAATCCCGACACGGAAATAAAACGGGGCTCCGCCCACTGATACGGCGTACGTTTCCGTCATATTTCCATTTGTGGAGTATCTGTCAGATTGGTATCCATTATCCGGTAAATATGGATACGTTCCGTTGTACCCTCGGCGGACTACATATTGGTTGCACCAATACATTAAAAACAAAACCTTACCGTCAGCGTTGGCGATTGTTTGACCGAACGGAACGGCGATATACTTTGTTTCGCCGAGCGCAACGCTTACGTCAACTGTGACGTCGGCTAACTTTGTGCCGTCATAGTCCGTATCGAATATTGCGACCCTCAATTGCGTAATCGGGTCGGCTCCTCGGTTAATTACACATACCTCGGCGGCGTTAAAGTTTTTGCGTACCCCGATATGACAACCCCAACCGCTAAACGTGGACGACGTATTTCGATTGGTAAAATTGTCCGTTTCCCATTCTTGCGCATTGTCTAATTGCTGCGAATTATCAAAAACGCTATTCCAACCGACGTTTATATTTGCGATTTGTGCTTGCATTGTGGCGATTGTTTGGGTAATATCCAAACCGGGGAATTGCGACCAAATACCGCCCGCAAAGATTTTAGGGGTTAACGCCCAACCTTCGAACCCGTATAAATTAATAATATCCGCCGGGGTTTCCTGTTGGATTGCGTCCCAATCAACAATAAGCCACGAACCCTCCGCAACTCCGGTTGCTACTTTCATCAACCAATATTTCGACCCTGCAATTTGCGCTCCGGTAAATGTTGCGAGTCCTTCCAATTCTCCCGTACCCGCAAGAAAATCGGGGTTAGCATTATAACGAAACAATCCAATTGTATGCACCGTTGGTCTTATTATGGAAAGCGAATACCATTTTGCCGGGTCGTATTCCATGTTGATATAACCGTTAATCAAAAAACGGTTCAAACCCAAAGCGACCAACGTCGCCGACAACGGTATTTCCTGCCAAAGCGGGAATAAATCTAACCGGGACGTTTCCGCCAACGTGCGATAAAAACGACGGGTTCCGCTATGATTGGAAATATCCAAAGCGTCGCCCGGCATCAACAACGGGGCGTCTGTGCTTACGTTCAAAATGATATACGCCGCATTTTCCGGGGCTGTTACCACTCTAACCGTACCGCCCAACTTTAATTCCGAACCCAACATATTATAATTTGCATCGAACCAAATTATTTGTTGTGCATTTATCCGGTACGTTGACCCGGCAACAACGGGGTAATACGGCGACATCCAATAAGACGGATTTGTTGCTAAACTGTAATTCGTCCAATTGAAATAATACCCCTTTTTGAAATCATTAATTGACGCTACATTGTACCCGGTGCGGTCAATATCCCCTTTCGCCAAATACTTGTTACCGTAATAATCGACGGGGAATTGCGACACGGTTGTTAATACCCACGCCCCCGCCGAATTATTGGATATGATATTGAACCCGGCGGGAACCGTCAACCCAAAATTTGCATACTCTCCGGGCGTCCCCGCTATATAAAAAACGTTTTGGTCGGGCGTCCCCGGATTGGTTGTACTATTTGCAACGCCCTTAAACGTTGCGTTTGCCCCCACGGAATTAACGATTGAAAGTAATGTACTTTGCAAAATCGTTCCCGTAATTTCGTTGTTGCCGTTCGCCTTAATTACGGCGACAATTGCGGCTTTCAAATCGGTATAATTTGCCATATCTCAAAAGTGTTACTGATTATTGTTGAAATCGTTATTGAAATCGTTATTGAAATCGCCCCGGCTCGTTGGGGTGTATCCCCGTCCGATTTTCTTTATAACCGTGTTCGTATCAAATTCCGCCTCAACACTCGCCAAATCCCCCTGCGTTTGCCATTTGGGGGTAATCAAAAAGGTATCGCAATTGTACGATATACCGTTGGACGTAACAACGGTATGGTCGGACAACCGGATTATTCGCATTGCGTCGCATAAAAATTCCGGTGCAAGGAATTGAAATTTATACGTCTTTTCGCTCAACTGCTTTTCCGGAAAAAAAAAGCCGTCCCGGTTTTCGCCGTCCTCTTCAAATTGGTATTCCGGTTTGCCTAACTCGGTGCAAAGATATACGACGTTTTTATATTGGTCGCTATATTGGACGTGTCCGCCCTCGTAATACAAATTTGTTTCGTCCCACCATTGCACACGCAAATAACCGTCCATGTTCCCGGCAACGACGGTAAACATTTCGCTGTAATAGGTTCGACCGGACGCCGTAAGACGCATATAATAAATACCTTGTTGCATGGTTATTGACAACGGCAAAAGTCCGGGATAAAACACAATGTTGTATCCGTTCGCCGCAAAGGTCATAACCCGCAACCCCCCGGCAATCATATCGTCCGTTATATTGGCAACCTGTTTGCCGTCCTTATCGAACAAAAGAACGTTTGTAATTACGGTGTTTGCGCTGTAATCGACGACGAATTGAAACGGCAAAATAAACCCGGCTTGCGAAAATAGCGGGTAAACATTGCCATACGCATACGACTTGCGAGCGTTCTGATATTTTATATCTGAATACCACGGTAACGGGCTTAAATTATTATTCTGTATCATACTTCAAAGTTGTTTTAATGGAACGACTGCACAAATTTACGCTTAATTTATCAACTTGACCGTTACCGATATACGTTTTTATTAGTTGCATCGGGTTGGGGTCGTCATTTGCCGGAAAACTAAACGTTTGTTTCTTCTTTCTCTCAATACCGTATGCGTAAACCTCGGAACCGTTTATTGATACACGACGGGCGGGTAAATCATATAACCAATACGGGGATTGCAGATTGATAAACGCCAAATATCCGTTTTGCAAAAAGTATTCGACCCCGTTAATAGTTTGGCGGGTAAATGGTAATATCCATTGCGACCCGGACGTTGGCGGAACGGCGGCAAACAAGGCGAACCCGTCCGAACTCATATTGCCGGGGTTTAACAACATCATATCAATATCGGACGTAAAGTTTGATATATTAATTTCCTCAACCTTTCCGGGCGTTACATACTTGCTTATTACTTGTATCGGCAACCCTTCAAATGCCGCCGTAACGTCGTCCATCCATTCAAATTGGTAACGTTCCGGCAAATCGACCTTATCAAACGAATATTCCGACGTGTTGAACGCCCACGGTTTCCCGTTGCGCAAATTCAATTCCTTTGTCAAATCGTGGCTTAATATAGCCCCGCCGGAATAGGAACCGCCATTGCGGAAATATTGGATATGTTCGATTTTAAATTTGCCGTCCTCAATGAACCAATAACATTTAAAACAATCCCGTAACATATTGGTAAATTGTTGTAAGGTCGTCGGGGCTTTTTGTGCGGGTTGCTGATATTCGCCGTTTATAATGTTCGTTTTCTGCGATACAAGCAACCGGAAATTCAACCCGGATATTGGATTGTTTCCCCCGTATAAAAATTGGCTATATTCCGCCGTGGCTTCATGCGTAATTCCGGGTGCAATTTGATTGAGCAAAACAGATATACAAGACGCAACCGGGAACGCATCCCGCAAAGTATATTCTTTTCGGGCTTTTTCCTCTAATATCCAATCCATCAAATAAAATCCAAACCATAACGACGCATAACGCCACGTTGACCGGGCGATTGGATAAAACGTTTGTCCGAAAATGGAATAGGGCGGCGCAAAATACTTTCCGTTGTCCGCTAATCCCCACTCGGTCGGGGTGTCTGAAAAGTTGTTTGAAATAAACGCCACGTCGATTGCGTAACCAATCGCACGCCTATAATTACGGTTATTATCAACTATATCATCGGCGGGCAATGGATATGTATTAAGGTCGTCGATTTTCTCCACGTCGCACAAATACCGGGCATATATATTATAACTTTTCATATCGGCGTGCATTGTTCCGGTTGCCCCGGAACCCTCAACGGCGGTTAAATCAAATTCCAACGTATCAAACGGTTCCTGCGTTACCTTTTGATAACGAAACATTACCGTATCGTCGGATTGTTTCCGTATTTCAACTACAGCAATACCAAACGGCAACCCCCCGTTTATTCGTTGTTGTGAAATATAGATATAATAATTAACATTCAATTCCGGGTATAATTTCCCCTCGAATACGTCCGCACTTGCACCCGTCGCCATTCGTCCGGTATAAAGCCCGGATATTACCGCCGGGGAACCGTTGGACGTAATTTGTATTTCTTTCAATATATTGCACAAAGCAAAATGATAGGTTTGTACTAATGCGTTTTGGTCGGTCGTGGCGTTTGCGTCTTGTTCCCAATTCGTACCGCCCAAAAAACAAGAAACAACACTATCCCCCGGAACGTATATTTGAATTAATGGACGCTTGTTTATCGTTATCCGTTGGATTGTCGGGGCTAACGTTATTAAATTGTATTCCTTTTCCAATCCCGCCAACACGTCGTTATAATCGTCGATTGCGTCCGGTTGTACAACAACCTTTTTATCGTAATCCGTAAACGTACAATCGGTTTTCATAAACTTGCCTTGAAAGTATTGGAACCATGTACGCCCGCCGTCGTCGCTCTTTTCAATGCAATACAAAAATTCATTGTCGAACGATTGACGGTTTATATAGTCGTAATCATCCCGGACAAAGGTAATTTTGCCGGATAATTTGGCACGATAAAACCGTTGGTTGGTTTCTAATTCGTACTCCTTTGCCAAATCGTCCTTATAAATCGGATGCACGGTTTGACCTTGTAAGACGTTCGGGGCGTCCAACGTTCCCAATCTCAACCATGCCGTCCCGTTGGCGTATTGCGCTTTGCTTACATTAAACCGGATATATGCGGCATTGCTTGGTATGTCAAATTCCGTATTTGTGGCGAACTGGTCGCTTCCCCAACCGCCGATAATCTTTTTATTGCTATCGTAAAATGCGCCCCCGGCTTGCGGGGTGTAATTCTGAAACAATTTGCGGGGGTACACATTCCCAACCGGGACAAAAGTACGGGTATAATAGAAATTTGTATTATTCCCGTTTATGTTCCCGGTTGTGTTACTTATCGCCCCGTTCGCTAAAAACGCATTTACAAATGAATGTCTATAAATCGGGTTCATATCAATTTTTAATTTTACGTGTCAAATTCTTGTAAACCTCAATAACATTGCCGTTGCCATCGACGTAACGACGGCGGCGGTTTTGTTCCTTAATCTCCCTTACATCGTCTTTTAAATCCCGCAAATCCGGTGCGTTATTTTGTTGAACCGTTACATTAATGCCGTCGGTATTGTAGGCATTAAGGTACTTTTGGGGGAATGTTCCCCGGTTCAAACTATTTATTACGTCCGGGATTAAACGACGGAAACGGCGGGAATTACGTTTATTGATAACGGCGAAAAATTCCCCGCCCTCGGCACGCCTCCGGGTTCCATCCGGTTTGGTTCCTAAATCCACGTCGTCCCCGGATTGGTGGGAACCGCCCGCCAACAATTCAACCGTACCGTCCCCGTAACTTTCCGAACCCTCGGCGGCTTTACTCATTTGTGCGGCTTTAATTTTGGCGGCGGCAAATGAAGCCCACATAACAGCGATTGCCGGGATTGCGAACGGGAACCCCAATTGCGACCAAATCAAAGCGGACGCCGTTACAAGGTTTCCGATTTGTTGGATTGTCTGTATTGCCTGTTGTGCCTTTTGCGCTTTCTGTTGTTCTTTCAACGCCTTTTCTTGGTTCCGCTTTGCCAAATCCAACTCCTTTTGCGCCATAACCACGTTATTGGCGTATCCGTTTGCCCTTGCTTCCAATTCGGCGTCCAACGAACGTTGTGCGCTGTCAACTTCTTTGTCGGCGGCGGAAACGGCGGCATCGGCGGCGGCTAATTTAGCCTGTAAAAACGTATCCAATTGCTCCATTGCAAAGGATACGGACGTACTTATTGCCTCCTTTTGGTCGTCGTCCAAATTCAGCCCAAACAAACCGTAAATGTCTGTTCCTCGTTCCTCTCCTTTTGACTGCTCAATTTCTTGGTCAATCTTTTTTATTGTGTTTTGAATTGTTTGTACTTCAACATCTGACAATTTATTGGCTGCTTGCTCGTTCAATTCTAATACCTTTTGCAAACGTTCCTTTTCTGCCTGCAAACGAAATTGGGTTTTCCGGGCTTCTGAATTTCTTAATAAATCAAATTCAGATTGCGCCAACGCTTGTTGCTGGTCAAACATCATTAATTGCGCTTGCAAATATTCGTCGGCAATTGCGTTTCCCTTAACGTCAAATCCGGCATTAATTACCCCGGCGTCCTGCTGTTGTCCGGTCGGCTTTTGCTCATTCTGCAACAATGCTGTTTGTCTTTCATTCTCTAACAACTGCATACGCAATTGTCGTTCCTGCTCGCTTCCCTGCTTAACCGCTTGCAAACGTAGTTCAATGCTTTCTTTCTGCAATGCCAATTCTTGCAACTGCCGTTCTTGCTCTATTTTCAACAACGCCTCTGTCTGCTGTTGTTCTAACGCCGTAATTGTTGCGTTTATCGCCTGCCGTCCGGTTTCGTTCAAATCCTTTTCGGTCTGTAATTGGTGCTGCAAATCCTCAATCTGTCGGGAATACTGATATTGCGTTTGCTGCCGACGCTTTGCCCATTCGTCGCTTTCCAACTGCAATTGTGCATCCTGCAATTTCCGGGTTGCCTCCAAATTCTTTTTATAAGCCGCTTCAATTTGCTTTGCTTGTTGTTCTGCCGCCTTTTCCGCATCGCTTTTTCCCCTTGGCGTTACGGTTGGGTTCTGTGTCGTTACGGGCTTATTGTCTGTTTGTGGCGTCGGGGTATCTCCAACAGAAACCGGGATTGTTAACGGTTTTATTTTCTTTTGCATACCCTCCAACCCCTCTTGGAAATTTTCTGTTATGTCTTTAACTTGGGCTTTAACCAAATTTCCATACGCTGCGGCATAATCTGCCAATCCTTTTTTTACGTCGTCAAAATCTAACGTAAACGCCCCCTTTAATGCGGTTCCGGTTGCTTTGACTATATCAATAAAGAATCCAAACAAATTTCCCAACGTATCAAATGTTGTTTTGAATCCGGCAACAATCCCATTCCAAATTGCACGTATCAAAACACTTTCATTGTATAACTCAATCAAGTAATTGACAACATCAATAACCCCTTTTATTATCGCCGTCAATCCTTGGTTAACAAAAACTTTTGCCTGCGTTGTCAACGTTTCAAAATTTCCTCCGGTTGCGTCAAACAATCCGGATAATGCGTTTTGCAACTCAATTTGGCTTTGCAATTGTTCCTCCTGCAATTGCGCCAAAACTCCGGCTTTCCCTTTTACTTCATCCATGTTTGTTGAAATATCTTTCAACGTGCGCAAATACTGCAATCCGGCGTCCTCTCCGGGACCCCCGAATATATCTGCAATTGCAGCCCCGACCGTTGCCGCATTATCCGGCAATTCTGCCAATTTTGCGGAAACGTCTTGTATAACATCGAACGTTGTTTTGGTTCCGGTCTGCAAATCTTTTTGAACTTGTTCCGACGAAATACCGATACCGTCCAAAGCCGCCGCCGTCGCCGTCGTCATTTCACGCAAACGCAAATTTGCCTCCTTAATTGCGTCAACGCCTTTGTCCGAAAAGATACCCATTTTGTTTGTTTGGGCTACAATCGCAACAAATTGGTCTGCTGATATTCCAGCCTCTTTGAAATATGCCGGGTATTCTTTCAACGTGTCTAAAAATTCCCCGTTCGCATCGGCTCCGGACAAAAAACCATCCTTAACCAACTGCAATGCCTCATTTGCAGAAATACCAAATTGTTTTGATAATGCGTTTGTTGCAATCAATGTTTCCCGGAAATCTGCGCCGAACGAATCTGCGACGGCTTGCACCTCATTTCTAAACGCTTTCAAATCATCGCCACTTTTCCCGGTAAATTGTTGCGTCAATCTCGTTGCCTCAACTAACCCGGCGTTATAATCGTACCACCATTTAAACGCCGCACCCGCCGCCGCAATTCCGGCAATCGCCAAAAAAACCGGGTTTGAAAGTAATCCCAACAAAGTTTTTCCCAATGCTTTTGCCCCGTCGCCAATAGCTGTAAAAACGGCTTTACTTTCAGCCCCGCCACGTCCTAACGCCAAAAGACTTTCGCCAAATGCGCTATTTAAACCTAACGTTTCTTTTAATTTGTCGCCATACGCAATAATTGCGTCGGACGCCTCCGTATAATTTCCGACGTTCAATTGAAATTTCCCGGTTGCTTCCTGCAAACGTTTCATTTCTTCGTATATTTCTTTGGTTTGTGCAACCAATTTTCGCCCCTCCTCGGTGTTTTCCCGTTCGGCTTTAGTCATGTTGTTTAAATAAATCTTATTCAATGAATATTGCGCCGATAAACGGTTATAACTACCCTCGGCGGATTGATTTATTTTCACAATCAGTTTATTAATTTGGTTCGCTTCCTGCTGTGCCAATTTTAACTCGGCTAACTTTTTGGCGTTCTCGCTTTCTGCAAACGCCAAATCACGTTGCGCACGTGCCAAACGTTCCGCATCGTCTGCGGCTTTCTTGGTTGTGTTCCTGCCGTCCTCGGTTGCCCCGGAAACCTTTTGCAGAACCGCCGCCAACTGAATTGCTTCCGCCCTAATATTTTTCAACGCATTTGTATATGCGTCTGAAAGTTCATCCAATTGCTTTATCAAATCAGTAATCGAATTATCGGGGCTTACCAAATCAGAATATTTAATTGGGTTGTTGTTATCTGCCATATATCCGACTATTTGTTTTTGTTATTTTCGGGCAATTTGCCCTACAATCAATTTTCTTTTCTCAAATGTATAATTTATCGTCTGAAAAATAAAACACCTTAAATCGCCTTATTTTGGCTTTTTCTGCTTGCTTTTTTCGCTTGCTCCTTAATGTATTCAAATGCGTTGTAATATTCCAAAACGGTAAACGATTTTGGGTTTACGTGCAAATGTTGGGACAATATCAAACACATATTTTCAAACTGCTTGTCGTATTGTATTTCCACGCTATCCGACCCGCTAAACGATTTGGGTTTTGTATAAGTCAACAACAACGTCGTAATATGGTCTATTTCTTCCCGTTTGTCGCTTTCGTCCCCCTTTATTATCGCATCCAACATTAACATCGTGCGTTGCTTCAATTGGTCGTAATACTCTTTAACCGTGGCGTCGTCGAATAGTTTAGGAAAATACAATTGCAATTCTTCATCTATTTTTTTTTTGACCGCTTCCAATTGGGCGGTCAACTCGGCGTTCGGCGCATCGGCGAATAAATCCAATACCTTTTGCAAACCGTCCGCCGTCATATCGTTGTATTCGGTTCCGTCCACGGACTTAACCAAACAGGCAAACGCCAAATACTTTGGCGATATGGCGGATTGGACGAAATAAACGTTTTGCCGCAAATTATCCAATTCCTTTTCCGCCAAATCCGGCTTTTCCTTTCGGATAAACCGGATTGCCTTTTCAATATGCGCATCCCAATCGTTCAAATCCGACCCAACCCCGGCGTCGATAAGCAACATTTTGTTATATGCGTGAAATCGCAAAATCGGCAATTCGTCGATACTGTCGTACAACACAACCGCCCGTTCCCCTATCTTTGTCGTTTTCATAAGAGTATGCGGGTTATGACTGTTGAACAAAACGGAACCAATAACAATGCCGGGTTCCCGGTGCATATAGCAAACAGGACGGACAAAACGACCCCCGCCCACCATGATAAGCAAAAGCCGCAATTGAACATCTTAACAAAAAAGTCGTTGCCGTGAACTTGGACGTACTCAATAACGCCCCACTTTTTTAACAGGGTCAACAGGAACGCCGCCACGGTTGCCACGACCAAAACCCAAATAATGAAAGTTACCATATCGTTAAATGTTACAAGGTTGATTAACTGACAATACACCCTCAAAGCGAAAACCGCCGAACGGGTGCATTAAAAATTGATTATCTATTTCGTCCAACGTAAACCCACGGTACACGTTTTCCGCCAACTCATAAATCCGGTTTATTACAATCGTCCCGTCTTTCAGCCAAAAACCGCCATTTAGGACGGTCAATATTTCGTTCTTCAATGCCTCGGTATTCCGGTTGTTGAGTTGACCGGGGTAAACCTTGCGCAAATCGAACCAAACAATAAGAGAAAACGGGGCTTTAATCTCGCTTTGCTCTTTGGGAACCCAACCGACCGTTTGCGGGTCGTCTATCCAAAAGAACGAAAAATTGCCAATATTGGCATCCGGGGAAACGTCGATATAATCATTGTCGCCTCTCCATTCCGTCCCGCCCGCATATACGTTCGGGGTATAATAGCGTTTGCCCTGTATCACTTTGGCGATACGTTGCGCCCGCCCAAATGCGATGTCCAACCAATCGACGTTATCCATTAACCCGGTTTGTATGTTCCCCAAAACCCGGTCGATTAAAACCGGGTTGGGAATTATAGGGGTTGTTCTCTTATTCGTTGCCATATAATACGTTTTTTGCTTTCTTCATTAAGTCCGGGAATATATATTGCCAAATCAACGCCGCAATATTTTCGTCCGTCAATCCCAATATTTGCCGCCCGTACTTTTTTATTAAGTCCTCCGTTTTGAAATCCGACGCTTTTATTTCAAACTGTTTGTCGCCGACTTCCAAAAAAAACGACGCTTCAAAATCCCCGGTATCCCGTAACGTTACCCGGTTTGTCGGTTGTCCCTTTTCCTCCTTTATGGCTATCGTCAACGGCGAATACGGGGCGTAATCCATAATACCCACGCCCAAACGGTTAATACCTTGTTCAAACAATTGTTCCTCGGCATTCATATCAACAATATAGGCGTCATTGTCCCAAATGATTTGTTGAATGTATGCGCCGGACGATAACCCGTTGTTGAACGTGGCAACCCGGTTGCGTAAATCCTGTATTGACTTTAACCCCGCCATAATCTTACGTTGTCCGGTATTTTACACCGTGGTTATTACAAGTAAGGCAAATACGGTCGATACCCTGCGTATCCAACCGCAACGCCTCGTATGCTTTTTTAAGGTCATAACCCAAACCGCCGGGGCGACCCTCAACGTTGCCGTCCAATTCGTAAAGAATTTCCAACCGGGTTGCGTTTACTTGGTTCCGGTTTACCTTAACATCGGGGTTCATTGCCAACGTGCGCAACATGATTGCGGCGACCTGTCGTTGGATAACCGTTTGGAAAATCTGCCTTTCCTTAATGATAAAATCCGTTAGGTCGCAACCAACGGTTATTTCGCAATTCAACCCGTAATTCTGCGTATTGGTGTACATCGTCAACGCAATATCCCACAACTCCGGGTATTCGTCGAATGTTTCCGGGGCGTTCATCATAAACGGGGATACCTGTAAATACTTGGTTATTTCCCGCCAACGCTCCAAATCAACGTAACCCGTACACGTCCCGCACGGCTCCCGGCTCCAATCCTTTGTCATGGTAATTGCCTGCATCCCGGCGGGCAAATCGTTTTGGTTGTAACAAAGGAACCACGACCCCCCGGCGTTGTTTCCGGTACTGATATACGGCAAATAACAATCTTTCAACGGGAACCATTGAAAACCGCCGTTTGTCTGCGTAAAATTCAAATCAAACGTCTTTATCGGGTCAATTTGGGACGAATGGAAAAGATACATACGAACAACCCCGGTTGCGCCCGTCATTTGCAACCCGATTTGTTCGATTTTCATTGTTACGCCCATAGAACGAACCGGGACAATTTCAAACCCGACTAATTTATGATTATTCGGCAACGTCGCCCGGATACGTCCCGCACCGTCAAAGAACGTGCGCCGTTCCAACAAGTTCTTTGTTTCCTTATCCAATCCCTTTATTTGCGTGAATGTTTGTACCATTTGCGCAATACCGTTACGGGTCAATCGCTCCAAATAATCGGAAATGAAATTGTACGGTTGCCAATATGGGTTGCCGTAATCGTCGTTAAAATCGCTTTCGGTCGGTTCCTCGTTTTGGTTGTCCCGTGCGGCAATCCAAACTTTGTTGTTGTGGCGAACCTTTGCCCCGGCTTTGTATTCCGGTATCATATTCCAAACCGGATATTGAAAAACGAAATCATCCGGGACGATTGCCCGGACATTATCCAAAGTAACAAGGGGGTGCGCACCTTGAAACGTCAAACCGCTTTCCGTCTGCGTTAAATTGTCGTCTATCGCCTTTGCCGGGTCGTATGATTGTTCCCACCCGACGACGTGCAATAATGCGTCCTGTATTTCTTTTAATCGGTACATCTGCGTTTGAAATAAATAAGGGGGCGGGGATAACCACCCCGTCCCCTCGGTTTAACAATTCGTTATGCTCCGGCGTCATGCGCCACCTCCGGCGGGAAATTCCCCGGCGTTGGTTACATATACAGGCATACCCAACGGTTCGTTTGGATTGCGGGCGGCAATCTCGGCTTTGATAATCGGGTTTGCCACAGTATCCGGGTTGCTGTTGTAAGCAACCATATACGCCACGTCAACGGAAAATCCGAAATACTCCTTAACGGCGCACGTCAAATCGGCGGTTGCGGCGCCCATGATTGCGGACTGGTCGCCAACGGCGGTGTAATAGTGCGAACCAACGGGCAAATCAATGTACGGCAAACGTACAACGTCCCATTCGTGGAAATTCGTACGGGTGCGGCGGTATGCCTCACGGTCAACACGTGTAAGGATACCAACATTACCGTCAGCAACGGCAAACATGGTTCCCATTTTGCCCTCTTCGTCGGTTACATTGTTCGTGTAATGTAAAACCTTATTGTCGTACTCCATTCTCTTGTTTACGTCGTTGTAAACGCCATGTTGTGCAAGTTTACGTATAAGGCTATCAACCCCGGCGTTGGCGATAAGGTGGATATATTCCGGGTAACAGTTAGCCCGCATAATCGGGTTAATATCGCCCAAAATCTCGGTCGCCATTTGGGTTGGAACCTGTACCACATAGCCCGACTTCGTGTAATTAAGCAACGTTTTGAACACCTGTGTTTTGTTTGCCTCCAATGCGGCAACGGCTCCGACGTCCAATTTGTCCGCCAAAGCCCGGCATGTCTTTTCCATTTTGCGCAAAAAGTCGTGTTCATAGGAAATTTCGTTGTTCATGTAGGCGGCGGGAACCATTGTAAAGCCAATGGCATAAGTCGCCCAAACAACCGTTACCAATGCGGACGTATTTTCATCGTCAGCGATAACGCACGAACGGACATTGCTAACCTGTACATCGCCGTCGTAATTGATAACGGGTACTTGTACCGTGTTACCAATGGACGCAAACGCACGGTCACGCAAATTGGGGTTAATGATTGAGGACGGGGCGTTGGTTTGCTCAATGAAAAAATCCAATGCGCCATACTCACACGGGCGGGTCATATTACGGTCTAATTCCGGGTTTTCAATCCGCCAATTTTGCAATCTTGTTGCTACTAATGACATAATGTTAAAAATTTAATTGTTATTAAATGCGGGTTTACCCTTTACCCGTGATTGTTTACTTTTCCGGCAATGCGGCAATATTGTTGTCCTGCCATGCCTGTTTCATTGCGGCGTCGAACTTTTCGGAACCCGCCGTTAAACCCTGCGCCATAAGGTTTGCGGCGATTGCTTCGTAAGCCTCGACACGGGTTTTTGCGCCCGTTACGTCAATGGTTGTTCCGCCACCACCGCCGGAACCGCCCGCCGGGGGAACCGTTCCGCCGCCTCCGGCTTGGCGTCCCTTATCCAAAATACCCATTGTTTCCAATTCCTTTGCCAACAGGTCGCCGGGGGTGTACGGGTTCAACTGATTGTTCGGGTTACGCATAATTGCGCCGCTTTCGTCCTTAAAAGCAAGGATTTTACCGCCTTTTCCGTCGTCGATATATTCGGGGTTCATACCCTTAATTTTGTCGATTGCTTGCGCTAACAAAACCTTTGTTGCGCTTTCGGGCAATCCCGGTTTGAATTTCAACCCGGCGGTTGCTGTCTGCAATGCCGTTTCAACACG